ATGTCTTTTGCTTTTGTTGAAATGTTTTTGTCGTCAAAACTGACCGCGACAAGACCCGTAAGGTTCTCGAAACTAGCCTCAAATTCTTGACGGAATGTTCTTGTATCAAGCTGGGCACGTGCCGCCTCGACTTCACGTTTGCTGACGTTACCCCCATCAATTGTTGTATAGCTCCAGCGTTCCCATAATCCTGTTTCATCCTCCGGCACATAACACCACAAGTCATAAAACCAACTAGCTGTGCCGTCTGGTGTTGAAATAAATAATGCCCACCCCTCCTTATCTGCTAACGCAGGCCGAATTACCTCAAACCATACGTCCGAACTCATGAAGGCAGCTTCGTCCAATACCACTCCAGACAAGCTGCGACCCCTTAGCGCCATTGCGTTTTCTGTTCCCTTTAACTCGATTGTTGAGCCATTAATCAACTCAAGTCGCAAGTCGGTCTCGTTCTTACTCTTGATCCAAACTTGTGGGACAAGCTTTTTTAATGCTCGCCATGCAATGTCTTTTGCCATTCGATACGTCGGAGCACAGTAAAAGAAAGTCTCCCCAGGACGATTGATTGCTCCACGCACCAATTCGACGCAAGACAAATACGATTTGCCAAAACGACGACCTGCTACTAAGACTCGAAAGCGTTTTTCGCATGAAAATACTTGGCCTTGAGCCCATCGAAGCTCTATTGGTGCGGTTTTTTGACTCATAAATGCCACATTACATAGGTTTTCAACCCCTGCCCCCCTCTTTAAGGGGCTAGAAGGCTTTCTAGCAGTTAAGATCTTAGGAAAAGGTCGGATTTAGATGACTCAAGCCGAACAACGCTCCAATAACGCAAAAGAAGACCGCGTTCGGCGTTTATATCGTCGGCAACTTGAAGGGTTGTCCGCTAGAGCACTTGTTTATGACCACGCTGAAAAAGAACAAGTCAGCATGGCAACCGCTTGGCGCGATTGGGCAGACGTAAAAGCTCTCTGTGAAGACGACTGGAAATCTGACCGCGAAAATATGTTGGCGCGGCTTCAGCACATGCGTACCAAGCTCTTTAATCAAGCACTTAAAAAAGGACAGCTGCAAACCGCTAGCCAGGTTTTGGACTCGTTAGGACGAGTTATTGGTGAGTCCACTGAAACCGTCAATATTCAAGCGCCTGATCTCACTATTACGATCCAAAACAAGGACAACTGATCAAAGGACCAAAAATTCAACCCCCTCCCCCGCCTCCACTAACACTGGGGGCTTCTTTATCACAATAGAACTATTTAACGGATATATATTTACGGTACCCGCGAAAGGGCAGCCAATCGCAAAATTGCCACACTACCCCCCTGTTGTAAATATTAATCCATTAGCATTTTAAATATAAGAAGATATTATCGACTCAGAGAGATTGATCGCCTCGCGTGAATGGCCTCGCGTGAATGCGAAGTGTTAAGTTCTCCGAGCTTAGGCAGACTTTGCCTCGCAGATGCTCCAATCCGGTACTAGAATATAAATAAGAAGCGAGGGACAAGTTTTCCCGCGCTCCACGGCTTAGCACTCTCTCACCTGCTGCCGTCTCAACGCTCCAAAGACACTCACGAGGCCAGTCTCAACGAGTGCGAGCGAACCACTCCAAACCCACTCAAATTAGCCACCATGAAGGACTACAGAATTGATCAAACCACGCTCGACGCGTGGCGAATTGGGGGGACGTTATCTGCGTTTCTGCTGTGTTTAACGTTTGGCAGCTTGGTCTACTCCCACGAAAGTTCGGAAGCAGTCAAGCGGTGCTTAGCTAAATCCGACCCAGCATCCTGTCATCTCATTGTTTACGGACGCTGAACAATGAAAAAACCTAAGGGTTTTATTCTTCAAGAAGGGTTCTCGCCAATCGATGGCGAACCCTTTGTTGTTGTCTTAACGCTCCAAAGCAACAACAGGAAAACTGGGGACATGTCTCAGGTCTGGATTCTCAGAGCTGACATTGACCCAGTGACAGCCATTGCCACGGGGCAAGACTTGTCAATCTGCGGAAACTGCAGCCACAGGAAACAGGCTGACGGGTCTAGGACTTGCTACGTCAACGCAGGGCAAGCACCACTAGCAGTGTGGAGAACTTACAAAAAAGGAGGCTACGAAACAGATCTAACGGTTGCCGATGGCAAACGCTACCTAAGCCACAAAAAGATTAGGTGGGGAGCTTATGGAGACCCTGCCATCATCGACCCTGTGATCTTTCATGCTGTTAACGGTGCTGCAGCAGGTCATACCGGCTACACGCACCAATGGCGGGAACCCTTTGCACAGTGGTCTAAGGGTAGCTTGCAGGCCTCTTGTGATGGCTTGAGAGACTACCTGGAAGCGTCAAGTCATGGCTGGAAGACCTTCGCAGTCGTTCCAAAGGGAAGCAAAGGGTTCTCAGGTCACCAATGCCCTGCAACTGTTGAGGCATCCGAGGCCAAATGTCAAACCTGTTCCTTATGTGATGGCGACAAAGCGGACATCTTTGTTGAGGTTCACGGAACAGGATCCAAACACTTCAAACCACAATGACCCAATCCAATTCAATCTTTCACATCTGCCAATTCACTCCAAAGGGAGGAAACCGCATCGTTTACAGAATCGACAGCCAACAAGACGCCGATGAGTTTTGTGAGCTAAAGAATGAAAATCTAGCGGCCATGGGAATCCCTGGCTCGGCGTGCTGTTGGTTTACCACTGGCCCGCACCAACAAACAACAGGTACAAACTAATGCGACACAATTACGACTCTGACGAGTTATCAATGATTTTGTCCGAGATTGAGCCACCCTGGCCTCCCTCTGACGAGGAAATCGCCGAGATGAAAGAATCCATGGATGCATATGATTCTTTGAAACTCGACGACAAAATTCAAGCTGAACTCTGGAGGGAAAGTCTTCCAAGTATTCCAACTCCTGCTGACCTTAATCCCAATTTAAAATGACTGCTCCAACTTTAAAAGAACTCTGCGACGCTAACGAAGAGTATGCAACGTTCCAAGCGGAGAGAGCACAAGCTCGAGAAGATGTTGAACGTGAAAAGAGAGAATTTAGGGGCAAGACTTATGAATTGAAAGAGATTGGTTTAATTAGTGATATTTTGCTGGCTAAACAGTTCGATATCGGAAACCTAGAAGACGCTGAGACAATGAAGATCGATGACCTTATGGGGGTTCCGGGTACAGTCGAGTGCCGATATGAAATGCTCGAAAGTTATATAACAAAGTTAGATGATAGAAGGATCGCGGTATTTGCTGACGTTCCAGAGCACCTGGCAAAACTTAAGGACTTAGAGACCAAGCTTGAGATGGCACGGGCGAAAACCCACGCTAAGTGGAGAGCAATTGTCGAAGAGTATGAGGCATTAAAAAAAGCAGAAAAGGAGTCCGAAGAATCTTAAATTTCCAGCTTTTCCAGTTCTTACAGCTTTTCTAATTTTTATCAATGTCAACTTACTTTGAAATCAAAGCACGCCATAGCTTTGCCCGATCCTTTCTTGAGAGGAATGTACAGACAAAAACCATTGCAACCATGCTCTCCGCTAAATACGGGATATCACGCAGTACAGCCTACGACGATATCAAAGCGGTTCATGCTGAGATACAGCTGAGTGATGACGGACCAAGCCTAGAAGAAGCCTCTGAGCCAATGGACCCAGACACTATCCTCGCGATGCTTCAACACCGCTTGGAGGTGACTGTAGCCACTGGTGACGACAAAATGACCTGTGGCCTGATCAAAGCTATCAACCAAGCAAAACAATGGAATGGATACGCACCAACATCCATCTCCCCAACTACCTACGTTTGACGCTCCAATGAACATCAACACCGAAGCTGGTGAACTCCTGATCGCTACGTTGGGACGTTACACCAGCAAAACTGAGAAGATCATCTTCTTTAAAACCAGGGCTGGTTCCCTGGTTAGCAGCTACTACGTAAGCACCTTTAATTCAATCAAAGAAGGTGATGGATTGATGCTGTCTAACTCTTGCGATCCTGATCAAGCTATCGATGCTGATCAAGTCGCTAAATGTAAAACTTTTATCCGTAACCACTCATGACGTACCACTACCAACCACAACAAGAGTATGAATTAGACAAGCTTGAGAGGATCCTTAAAGAACTGCAGTCTGTCATTGAGCGTGAAAAGAAGCGCCATATGATGGATAAACACCTCACTCATTCAATGCGAAATCTTCTCGAACATGAAATCATCCCACTGCTTGAAGCTGAGGTGTATTACGACCCAACACCACAGTATTGATCAATGAACAAAGAACTAATCTCACGCCAACAAGCTGATCGTGCCATCAATCAATTGTTATCTGTCATCGTTGGCTACAAACAAGCAAAAGCCTCCAATCACCTTGAAGATTACATCCCTGAACGTTTAGAATTTATCCTTAAATTAATAAATCAAGAAGCAGAAAATGATAAAAAATCAAGCAGACCCGAAGTGGTTGACGCTGCTGTGAATAGGTTCAGCCGTAAATTTAAGAGTATTCGATCGCTTCAGGTTTTATCTACTTTAATTAAAGAGGTTGATTGGTCATGACTAGCTTCTCGAGTTGGTCTAAAAGACCAGAAGAAATGCGGGCAGCAGCTAAGGCTAGAGCAATCGCTGCGCTCCACGAAAAACACAGCAAAGGACTTACAACCCTTGAACGTGCTTACCTTCATGCCTTAAGGACTGGCCGCCTTGATCTTGATGATTAACAATAAGGCCAGCTAACTTCTAATTCTTCCTCCCATGAATGGCCGTTTATTGGTCGTTCCAAAATGTAAGCAGTCAGTAGACGTTTCATCTCTATAAATGAGATTTCGACTTCTTCGGCTGCTTTTGCCACATTCTTTTTCCCCCGATAACAAAGGTCTAACGCTTCTTCAATCTTCATTTCACCGCTCCAACAGCAACCATCGCCATATATCGATCCATACGCTCTTGCCACCTAACTTCACAGCCACGCATTTCTAGCTCGCTCAACATTCGTAATTGAATGCTCCCATCAGGCTTGCCAATAATTACCGCCCCACCTCCAACACGAATGCCTGCTCTCTCGTGTAACGCAAGGCTATAAGCGCCTAACTGGTCCTGATGGTCCTTTAACCACGCCTCTGGCTTGTCAGCCTCACGACCGCTTGTCTTGAAGTCGCAGATTGTTAGCCCTAACTCTGTGTCCAGCAACGCATCTGCCGTTCCAGCAAAACCTGATGAATGGCTAACGCTGAACTCTGAGGCATGAATGGCCCTTACTGATCCACCTACCAACCAGTCGGATAAACCTCTGGCGTACTTACGGGCGGGCCATGGAACTTTTGGCGAGCCTTCTTGCGACTTCTTAAGTGCCCAGGTGGTGATGGCTTTTGGAGGACGTGCCAAACCATCATCCCAAACCTTCCACGATCCTTTCTTGTTGGCACTTTGACGTGCCAGCTTGGCTGCGGTCTTGAGGACATACTCACAATGCTCATGGGCAATAGTGCCCCTGTTACAGGCAAGATCACGTTCCAATGAACTGCCAGGTCGCTTAGACCACTGTTCCAGTGCATCTTTCTGTGATTGAGGGGCTGTGTGCTTCAGGATATGAGTGACAGAGTGATATATCTGCCCTTCTTGATCTCTGTAAACCCTGAATGGGCCAGAGTTGTCTTGCTCCAGTTGCCATCGACGCAGTGACGCCAATATGTCTTGGGCATCAAGAGGCTCCGTCATAGTCCTCATTCAATAAAGCCTCTGATTTTTCTTCTAGCCATTTACGCATTAGTTGGTTCGCTTTTGGCTCAATTAAATGCGCGCTCGATACCCATCCTCTTAGATGACCCACGACCACAGCAACAGAACCATCCTCTAAAAACTCTGTCACTGTCTCAGGCAGTTCTGTTGTACCGGTCATTAAACACTCCTTCCCAAATTTACTTTACACCTAAAGGCGAAGCGCACAAGGGCCCGCCCCAAAAATCATGCTTCATAACCCAGCTTGACTAAGCCATGACGGATCGTGATCTCAACAGCATCTGTTTGGTTGACGTTGCGATCACTCATGAATTTTCTAAAGGCGGATTGAGTCAAAGGATCCTTTAGCTTCCCGCAGATCTTTTTACACTCTGCAGAATTTTCAACAGACTCAACGCTATCTAAAGACTGACTAGGCTCTTCAATCGATTCGTAAAGACGCTGCAAAGGAGTTTGTTTAGGCAAACCGTTAGGTTTTTTGGCTTGCAAATCTTGAGGTTGGTCAAGAGTGCCTAAAGCCCATGTGACTGGATCAATGCCTCGACCTGGCTTTAAAGGCAATTCGACCCCAATCTCATCGCCTTCATCAAGGCAATCCAACATCCAAAGCTGCTTTGACTTGTTCAGGAAACAAAGAGCCTCGACATTGATAAATTCATCGCCGCCTTGAGGATCATTGATGACCTCTACAACAAGCATTTCTTTGTGAGGAACGATCCTTACGATTCGAGCTAGACCTTTGCGCTTTTGTTGTGCGTTCATTGGAGCTTGGAGGAACAGAAATAGAGTGTGATTTGCGGGACTTACACAATTGACATACCTGACATATGACAATCAAAGCCCGCAGCTACTTAAGCTTCCTTAAACGGATCGCCATCAGTAAGTAGTCGGTTTAAATCAAAGCCTGCTTTTTGAACACGCTTCCATTCTTTTTGCATGACAAGATCGTCATGCTCGTCTTCATCGCGAGGAATAACACGCAAGTTGTACTTGGTCTTACCCCCTGTAATTTCTTTTTCAAGCTTGAAATCATAATCAAGCAATTTGTTCCTATAAGCCTTTTCGGTTCCATAGGTGTAAAACTGCTTTGCAATTGAAATCTGTGGGATTTCAAAGACTTGAACAGAACCCAGCTCCCAGTTAAAAATTGGGAACGTCAAGCATTTGTAAACCTTATCAGTATCTGTTTTCTCATAATTCAAAGCACGGGTATATGCCTTGCCAAGCTCCAACTCGATGTCTTCATCGCTTGGTTTTTCTAAGAAACGGAAAGGCTTATTGTTGCCACCTGCAACTGGCGTCCCCCAAACCAAATACCATTCACAAGGGTCTTCTTCGAGCAAAGCAAAAACCGCTGGCTTACCAGGTTCTACGCTTTTTGGACGAAAATAATCTGTCGCTGAAGAAGAATTTTCTGGTTCTGATTGGAAAGCTGAAACGAAATCGTCTGAAATTTTCACGGGAAAATGTGTTGTTGTGAATTTCCGCCAGTTGCCTGACGCCCCAACAAACTACAACATTGGCCCACCCTCGTCAACACGGGTTAGAATAAAAAAACTCCCGACTAGCCCACGAAACCAGGGGGCCAATCGGGAGAGTTAAATGATCGCCCTTCTATAGTACATGAACCTTCAGGAATTTGTTGCCCAGCTGCCTTCTGGACTGGTATACGCCCCAATCCATGCAAAGGATGACGCGCGTGGCTTTCTTGGTAAGCATCCCCTAAAAGCTAGCTTTGATCGGAAGTTTGGCCCTGCTGACGTTGCTCTAGCAATGCAACGCAACGAAGGGCTTAAAGCCGTTGGTATCTTCACCGCAATCCGTGGTAACGGCATTGTCTTTCTAGACGTTGATCAGAATCTTGATAAATGCATGGAGCTTTGGGGTGATTCCCTCGATGGCGCTCCAAAGGTAACTTCAACGCGTCCAAACGCTGCAAAGTTTATTTTTCGTGTACCACAAAACCTTTGGAGTGAAGTTGATGGTCGCGGCTTACGTGGCCTTGACTATGAAATCCTTTGGGATTCGAAACGCCAAGGCGTAATCTTTGGCGCTTACCCTGGCGGTAAAAATTCTGAACCAGGCGAATACAAAATCGAAGGCGACTTAAACAACATCCCTGTCGCTCCAGACTGGTTGCTTGCAGAAATGAAGCAGGCTCCAAAAAATATTATCAAGCGCGATCTTGATTTCTCTGACCGCACCAAAGACGAAATCTTTCATATCGTTAATGACTGCCTTAAGGTCATTCCTAATAAAGGCAAAGGGTCTAGAGATCATTGGATAAAAATTGGTATGGCAATCAACTCTGCTTTGCCAACCGAAGCAGGCATGATGCTTTGGTCATCTTGGTCTTCTGATGATCCTGATTACGCTGAAGATTGGGAAGATTGGAATCCTTGTGAATCCGCTTGGCATTCGTTCAAAGGCAACGGTGTTGGCCTTGGCACTCTTATCTATTTAGCTGACCTAGAAGACCCTAAGCGCACTAGGTTTTCGGACGACCTAGCTCAGGTTGTAAAGAAAGCAGAAGACAAAGTCATTCAAGAATTTAAAGACTCAAGGACTAGCTACGAAAAGTGCATAGAAACTCTTAAAATAATTTATACGTTAAAAAACCCGGCTGAAGTGCAATTTAGATTGCATCAACTCGCCTTGGATTGTGGGTTTAGAGATGCTCTGGCCCTCGAAAAGATGTGGGTTGACCATCAAGCCTTTATGCTTGACACCAAAAAAATGACAGCAGCTGAACTTAAAGAGACTGATTACAAGCGTGACTACATTATTCCAGACGTACTCCCTCACCCTTCTGTTGTCCTCATCTATGGGGCAGGTGGTGACGGCAAATCAATGTCAGCATGGGCTATCGCTAAAAAAATAGTCACTGGAGATTCCTTTGAAGTTCGTGGTGCCAACGTTCCAGTGAAGAAAGGCAAAGTCCTCATCCTGAATGGAGATCAGCCATTGATGCAAATTAAAGAGCAGTTAGAAGAGATTGATTATCCGATGGATGAAAACACAATTATCCAGACTGATTGGCAGCTACAAAATTATGCTCAGTTTCAAATGCTGATGCAAGAAGTACAGCCGACCCTAGTGATTATTGACTCTTTGATTGGTTGCAGTGGAGGCAAAGCCTTCGACGAAAACAAGTCAGATTTTGCGACACCGCTTTATTGGCTCACTCGAAACAATGGGGTCAAAAACAAAGAAGGCAAAGAGCTGTTTCCTGCTTCAACAATTCTGATCATCCATCACGCAAACAAGAATGGAGGCTTCAGAGGCACTACAGCCATCCGTGACGCTGTTGATGAGACTTGGGCGCTTAAGAAGCCTACAGATGAAGAGAAGCGCCTTGTGGGGCCTAATAGCCGCCTTATTACCGTCGAGAAGTCTCGTTCAGGGCGCTCAGGTACTCAGCTTGAAATGCGTATGGAAGAAGACCTCTCGTTCAGCATCAGAGACTTTGTCCCGCCAGGTGCAAAAAGCGGTAGCTCACCTGCCTCTGTGGTTGATCGAGTTTTGCAACGCCTTCGTTCTTGCTACCCAGAGACACGTACCAGAGAAGATCTTTTCTACGACTCTTTGATCAAAGGCTCAAATGACGCGATCCGCAAAACGCTCCAAAGGTTAGAGAAGAAAGGACTCGTAGTCTCTTCCGTCCCAATAGATTCTCAAGCTAAGAGTTATAAGGCTGTTCTTGCGCGTGGAGAGATAAAAGATTTGTCCCAACCTATAGAACCTTCCAGTGCTGGAGCGGATTCTTCCCTGGGACAAAAGCCTGAGACATTGCTTACTTGTCCCACCCTCTTGGAAGATTCTGTTGAGATTGATATTGGAGCGGAAGACCTGGGACACATCTAACTG